TTGGCGGCATCTCGATACAGTCCCGTACATAAAAACATAAAGATTAAAGATAGCATGGGTAAGGACTTAGCTTGGGTTGAAGCTATAGTTAAACAAGATAGACCAGATATAGTTATACTAGATATGGGTGATAAGTTTGCCTCAAAGACTTCAGATAAATCTGATGTATACCTAAAGGAAGCGGCTATCTATGCGCGTAACATAGCTAAACAATACAACTGTGCAGTCATATGGATGTCTCAGCTATCCGCTGAAGCTGAAGGTAGGGTGCGTGTTGATCAATCTATGTTAGAGGGCAGTCGTACAGGCAAGGCCGCTGAAGCTGACTTGATAGTGCTTCTAGCTCGTAACCCTATAACGGATGAATCAGAAGAAGAAGATAAACAAAGACACCTAGTGGTAGCTAAGAATAAGTTAACGGGTGGGTGGCATGGCACTATTCATTGTAACTTAGATGGCGAACGCAGTCAGTACTTGGTGTAGCTATGAGACTAGTATTAGATGTAGAGAACACAGTAACTAAACGAGGCGGTAAGAAACACTTAGATCCTTTTGAGCCTACCAACTCTCTAGTACAGGTAGGGTTTAAGAACGTAGATATACCTACAGAAAGGTACATGCTTACCTTTGATCATAACGAATATAAGGATACTAGTGGTGCTAACTATAAGTTAGTACAGCAAGCGTTAGACGAGACTACCTTACTCATCATGCACAACGCTCAGTACGACTTGATGTGGCTGTGGGCTAGTGGCTTTAAGTATGACGGTGCTGTGTGGGATACGATGTTGGCGGCATACATCCTGATAAGAGGCCAGAAGTTTCCTCTGTCATTAGAGCAATGTGCTATCAGGTCAAACCTAGCTTTCCAGAAAGATGACACACTCAAGGCTTACTTTAAGAAGGGTTACAACACAGATGAGATACCTCTAGATGAGTTAACCTATTACTTAGGGTGTGACTTAGATACTACGTGTGCCTTGTATGAACACCAACTCAAGAGTTATTCTTTAGATGAATCAATAGGTATGGTTACTGTAAGAGATCTTACATTCAAGGTATGCCAGACACTTGCTCGTATGTATATGTCAGGCTTTAAGGTAGACAGAGACGCATTAGTAAAAGTGCGTACTGAGTTTGAGAATGAGAAAGCAATACTAGAAGATAGGTTGCACGATCAAGTCAAGCTATTAATGGGTGATACCCCAGTTAATCTAAACTCACCCGAACAGATGTCACAAGTTATCTTTAGCCGTAAGGTAAACAATAAGAAAGAGTGGGCTGACTTGTTTGAGTATACTAGGACACCTGCTGAGTATAAGGATGCAGTCGAAGCTAACAGTAAGTTGCTTAGGCGTACTACTGCTTACACCTGTAAGGTATGTTCAGGTGAAGGTAAGACCTATAAAACTAAGAAGGATGGATCACGCTTCGCTAAACCTAATAGATGTGTAGGGTGTGATACTCGTGGCTACCAACTTAAAGAGTTAAACCAGTTAGCTGGTCTAGGACTTGTTGCACCCTCTAAGAAGTGGGTCAGTGCTAATGGCTTCAGTACAAGTAAGCAGAATTTAGATGTACTAATAGCTACAGCTAAGAATAATAATATGTCTGGGGCTATACACTTCTTGACAGACTTAAAAAGGTTATCAGCTATATCATCTTACCTATCGTCATTTGTTGAAGGTATAGATGTATTTACTAAACCTGATAACTTCTTACACGTCAGCCTTACACAACACGTAACATCTACGGGTAGGTTCTCAGGGCGTAACCCTAACATGCAGAACATGCCTAGAGGTAATACATTCCCCGTTAAGAGGGTGTTCATATCTAGATGGGATGGCGGTCAGATATTAGAGGCAGACTTTGCTCAATTAGAGTTCCGTGTTGCTGCTTTCCTCTCACAAGACCCTGTAGCTATCGCTGAGATCAACACAGGCTTTGATGTACACTCCTACACCGCTAAGGTTATCACCGATGCAGGTCAGCCTACAAGCCGTCAGGAAGGAAAGCAACATACGTTCGCTCCTCTCTTTGGCGCGACAGGGTACGGTAGAAGTAAGGCTGAAGAAGCGTACTACATACAGTTCATCCAGAAGTATGAAGGTATAGCTAAGTGGCATCAAGAGTTAGCTGAAGAAGCTTTACGCTTTGAGAAGATCACGACACCTAGCGGTAGGCAGTATGCGTTTCCTAATGTAGTAAGACGAAACAACGGTGGGGTGTCTAGCTTCACTATGATTAAGAATTACCCTGTGCAAGGCTTTAGTACTGGAGACATAGTACCCCTTGTATTGGTAGAGCTAGAAGAAAGACTAAGTAAGTTACAGTCTTGTCTAGTTAATACGGTGCATGATTCAACGGTAGTTGATGTACACCCAGAAGAAGTACCTTACGTTAAATCTATAATAGATACACTTAATGAAGATCTTAACGATATTATAGAGGAAGCGTATGGTGTAACTATGAACGTACCATTACTTTTAGAAGCTAAAATAGGACCCAATTGGCTTGACATAAAAGACGTTTGATGGTATAACTTAAATTCATTTTTTGGCAATAAAGGAAATAGAATGTCAGATATAACGTTAGTACCTCAAGAGGGTACATCAATTAAGGAAATGATGGGTATACCCGTCTACATGAACACTAGTTCACAGTCTGCTTTAGCTCAACTTAGTCTGTTAAATAAGTCTATTATGGGTGAGGTTGAAGTTAATGGTAAGAAAGTTAAGACGGAAGTAATACCACCTACTTCGTTTAAACTTAGTATCAGTAAAGAAGAAAACATATACAGTGATGGGATAGAGATAAGAACCTTCTCTGTACGAGAGCGGTGGAGTAAATGGTTAGCTGAAGAGAATAACTTCTTAAAGAGTGTAACTATAAGTCCAGCACAAGGTAGTATCTATAGCATGGATCTTAAAGATACTAAGGGTGGCTTTAATGGTAACAGACACATGGGTTACGTTGAGGACTTCTATTCTCTTACGCCTGATCAACAGCAGTCTATACGCAATGTAAAGAGGACTGTTATTGTATTGGGTGAAGTAAAACTAAACAATCCTGTCGATGAAGAAGGTGTTATTGATTCGGATTACTTAGATAAGTGGACTCCCTGTGTCTTTGAGTTTAAGAATATGCCTTCTTATAATAAGCTTAAAAAGATATACACTTCTTTACAAAGTAATAATGGAGAGACAGGCACTATAGTATACTCTCAAAGACTTACTGGTGTAGAAGCTAAGATGGCTAATGGTAATACATACGCTGTTTTTGAAGCTGAGATGGGTGATAAGGTAGGCCACTTAGAAGAAGACTCTGAAAAGCTTATTGTATTTTCTGACTGGATCACCCGACACGATAAGTACGTAACCGATGAGTGGAGTAAATCTAATGTAGATTCTTTTAGTGCATCAGATGCTGATCTGGTATCTTCAATGGTTAATGTTGAGGAGACTAGCTAATGCACCCCACAGAGCTAAAAGTTAATCTGTTTTTACAGAACGCTCTTGAAGGTAAGACGACCATAACTGAAGAGGTGGCTGATAAGGTTGCCTCCGACGTTAGGTCAGCAATGCTGAAGCAATTTGCAGGTGGACCAAGAGATAACTTCCGTTTACGTATGAGTAATATAGGTAAGCCTACGTGTCAGTTGTGGCATCAAAAGCATAAAGCTGAAAGTAAAGCACCTTATGCCCCTCACTTTTTAATTAATATGATTATAGGTGACATTGTTGAGGCAGTGTTTAAGGGTCTACTCACAGCATCAGGCGTTGTTTTCGGAGACAACGATACTGTTTCCTTAGATCTAGGTGAGTTAGGTAAGATAAACGGTGAGTACGACATGATACTAGATGGTGCTGTTGATGATGTTAAGTCAGCTAGTAACTATTCATTCAACACACGGTTTGCTTCCTTTGAGAAACTAATAGAGAAAGATACCTTTGGGTATATACCTCAGTTAGTAGGGTATGGCGTAGCCGCTAATAAGAAAATAGGTGGCTTCTGGGTTATCAATAAAGAGAACGGTTCTTTTAAGTATGTTAGTGTTAATGCTGTAGATAAAGAATCTGTGTTAGAAGAAATAAAAGAAACGGTATCATACATACAGGAAGACAAACCTTTTGAGCGGTGTTTTGAACCTGTACCTGAGTACTACAGCAGAAAACCTTCAGGCAATATGATATTAGGTGAGACTTGTAGGTGGTGCAACTTTAAAAGCGTTTGCTGGGAGGACCTACAGACACTACCTTCCAGGGTTACAAAGGCTAGAATACTACATATGGTAGATTACATATCAATAAACGATAATGAGGAAGAAGTTATATGAGTAATACATTTACAGTAAACGACATATCTTACGCAGAAGAAGATATGACTGAAGAGCAAAAGAAATTATATAGTACTATACTAAACATACAAAGTGAAATAGAGTCATTAAAATTAACCTTTAATAGCTACGACACTTACTCTAAAGTTCTTAGCCAACAACTAGCACAATCTTTAACTTCAGATGACGATGAAGAGTCTGACGATGAAAAAACTAGTGCAGACGAGCCTAGTGAGACGTAAGTACAATCCTAAGTGGAGTACCTATCGTAGTGGCTTAGAAGACAGGTTAGTAGAGAGCCTATCTAAAATACAAAAAGAAGTCAGGTATGAAAAGTTAAAGATAGAGTGGGAAGACCTACGCTATCGTACTTACACGCCTGACTTCTTGTTAGATAACGGTATCATAGTTGAAGCTAAAGGGTTATTTGATTCTGAAGATAGGCACAAACATAAGTGTGTTAGAAAACAACATCCTGAATTAGATATACGTTTTGTATTTAGCAACTCTCGTGCTAAGTTGTACAAGGGAGCTAAGTCTACTTATGCAGATTGGTGTGATAAGAATGCATTTCTTTGGTCACACAGAATAATACCTGAAGATTGGTTAAAAGAAAAAGGTAGGTGTACCACAAAGAAAGTAATAAAGTTAAAACACAAAAGAAAGAAAACATTATGATAGATGAAGAGAGTGATCATACATATCTGTTAGCCTTTACAGCATCAGAACATGCCTCTTTTGCTGAGTGGGATGAAGTGTTTGAAATGAAAGCAATGATAAGCCCAAACAACAAAGATGATAAGGCCACAAAAGAGTATTTTTTATCATTAATTCATTTACTTCATCACTGTGTTCATCTATTAAAGAATGATGAAGAGTTTAGTGATTTTGTACAAGAAGACCTTGATATAAAAGAGAAATTAGAAAGAGGCAATAACGTGATTAATTTATTTACACCTACAAAAGGGTCAGCATAGAAATGGCTAAATGGGGCGAGACAGAGTGGGAAGGGGTTAAGTACGATGTAGAAGGTTATTATGCAGATACTAAGCATGACCCAGTACAAAAACCAGCACACTATAACCAGAATGGTATGGAATGCATAGAAGCTATTGAGGCTTTAATATCTAGCATAGATAAAAGATACGGCTACCATGCAGGTATTACACTCAAATACTTATGGCGATTTGAAGATAAGAATGGCTTAGAGGATTTAGAAAAAGCTAAATGGTATTTAGATAGGCTAATAGAAAAGTATAAAGAGGTACACAAATGAAGATCTTTAGTGTTACCTTAGTTGTAGAAGTAGTCGAACCTAACAATCTTTTAAGCGCAACAGAAGACCTACATACAGAAGATATATACGATATGCTTCACAATATGATACACGATATTGATGACGTAAGTATAAGCAAAGTATTAGTGAGGCATAGGTTATGAACTGTTGGCACTGTAGAACACAACTAATATGGGGTGGTGATCACGACATTGGGCATGAAGATGAGACATGGTCTATGGTAACTAACCTAAGCTGTCCTAACTGTGCGTGTCACGTAGACGTATATTATCCGAAAGAAGGTAACGATGAGTGAATTTGAAATAAGAATAACCCCCGAAGAAGGTATGTTAAAAGAGTTTATCCATACGTTTAAAGGATCTTTAGATCTACGTCTGTGGATGAGTTTAATACAAGAAGAGTTGGTTGAACTACGTGCAGAAGACTACGGTACAGCAGCGCACCTGAAAGAATTGTGTGACGTTATGTATGTATACAATGGTATGATGTTAACTACACCTAAGTTTGCAGGTGATCTTATATCTGAAGAAGAATTAGCTAAGATAAATGAAGTAATAGATAAAGCTAGAGAAAGTATCACTATGTACTTTAACTTGTATACCTCTGAAGTAGTAGGTGAAGCTTTTACTAGAGTACACAAAAGTAATATGAGTAAGTTAGGGCGTGATGGTAAGCCTATATTTAGAGAAGATGGTAAGGTTCTTAAAGGGCCAGACTACAAAGAACCAGACCTATCCGATTTAATTATAGCAAAGAAAGACTGACCATGAACAACTATTTACCTACAGACTACCAAGCCTTTATTCACACGTCACGCTATGCTCGTTGGTTAGAAGTTGAGAACAGACGAGAAACTTGGGGTGAGACTGTTGACCGTTATATGACTAACATCATTAAGCCGTACATAAAAGATGATAGTATATACAACATGATACAAGAATCTATACTAGATCTTAGTGTTATGCCTAGTATGAGATCTATGATGACTGCAGGTCCAGCAGCAGCTAGAGACAATACCTGTATGTATAACTGTAGTTATTTAGCCGTAGACACTGTACAGGCCTTTGATGAGGCTATGTACATCCTCTTGTGTGGTACTGGTGTCGGCTTCAGTGTCGAGAGGCAGTTCGTTCAGCGGCTCCCCGACGTTCCTGACCTCGTTGATAGTGACACTACTGTTGTCGTTAAGGACTCTAAAGAGGGGTGGGCTAAGGCTCTTCGTCAAGTTATTGTACTCCTGTATGCTGGTGAAATACCTAAGTGGGATGTGTCTGCAGTTAGACCTGCTGGTGCTAGACTTAAAACGTTTGGTGGTCGTGCATCTGGTCCTGCTCCTCTCATTGATTTGTTTAACTTTACCGTAGCTATATTTAAAGGAGCGCAAGGTAGAAGGTTAGCCTCTATAGAGTGCCACGATTTAATGTGTAAGATTGGGGAAGTTGTTGTAGTAGGTGGTGTACGTAGGTCAGCTATGATTAGTTTATCTAATTTATCAGATGGTAGAATGCGTCACGCTAAGAGTGGTAACTGGTACGTAACTAACCCACACAGAGCGTTAGCTAATAATTCAGTTTGTTATACGGATAGGCCTGACATGGAGACATTCATGCGTGAGTGGTTAGCTCTAGTTGAGAGTAAGTCAGGTGAACGTGGTGTGTTTAACAGACAAGCGTGTAAAGACTTAGCTGTGCGTAGTGGTAGGCGTGATCCTAACCATGAGTTTGGCACAAACCCTTGCTCAGAGATTAGTTTGAGGCCACAGGAATTTTGTAATCTCAGCGAGGTAGTAGTTAGATCTACTGACGATGTACACTCTATCATAAATAAAGTTAGGGTAGCTACTATTATAGGTACAATACAGTCTAACTATACTAAGTTCCCATACTTGCGTAAGGCTTGGCAGAATAATTGTGAAGAAGAAAGACTATTAGGTGTGAGTCTTACAGGTATAATGGATAACCCTCTTATGACCTTAGCTAACAGAGGCCTAGAAGAGACACTAGAAACCCTTAAATCTGTAGCTATTGAGACTAACAAAGAGTGGTCTGGTCTTCTAGGCATTCCTCAAAGTACAGCTATTACTTGTTGTAAACCTTCAGGTACAGTATCTCAGTTAGTAGACAGTGCGTCAGGAATACACGCTAGACACTCAGACTATTACATACGTACAGTGCGTGGAGATAACAAAGATCCTTTAACTAGGTTTATGATAGAGCAAGGTATACCTGCTGAACCGTGTGTTATGAAACCAGACAATACTACAGTGTTTAGTTTTCCTGTTAAGTCACCTAACAATTCAGTAACGCGCAACGATATGACGGCTTTAGAACAGTTAGATTTGTGGTTAGTTTATCAAAGATACTGGACGGAACATAAACCATCTGTTACTATAACAGTACGAGACGAGGAATGGCTAGACGTAG